GTGTGCCACCTATGCTAGCTGTAGTAACTTGCCTATCTTGAAATACAAAGCTACCGGTAGCATCTACATAAAGCGCCCCGTACTCACTTAGGGTAACCGTCTGCATAGCTGCCAAGCTGGTACGGGCCGTGCCGGGGTCTGCCTGTAATGTAGTTAGGCCGGCATCTACATCGCGCATAGAGCTAGGCCAGTTTATCTGATTTAATATCTGGTTAATGCGTGTGCCGGATAAATCGCCCGCGGTAGCCCCTGTTACTGTAGCTATCTGTGCATTTTGGGCAAGTCTAAACGCATCTACCGCCGTTATTGTGGTATAAACAACGTCTAACGCATTTTTAGGCGTAGTAGTGTTATAGCTAGTTATAAAACCGCTAAAAATAGGGTAAGTAACACCGCTGTAAGTAGCTGATATAGCTACCTTACGCATTGGATCTAGCAAACCAAAATAAGGGCTGTTAGGGTTTTGAGGGTTAAAATCGCCGTTTTGGTCTACTATTCTTAAAGTTAGTGTACCTGTTTGGAATTGGTCGGCCTGTGGGTTACGGCCTCTGTTAGTTTGTATTGTATCTACTACGTTAGACACATCTACAATTACTGCAACGCTATCAGATAGCACGTTAGTATCTAATATACCCTGGTCTAAAATCATAGCCTGAGCAAAACTAGGGCCAGTACTAAAATTAATTACAGCGTTTATAACTGGCAGGGTCATAGCCCACCGGTGTAACGCAACGGGTCGCCCTTACGCTCTAAATCTAATATAGCTCTTTGTACGGCTAAGCTAATTGTGTCCTCACTACCTACTACACCTGCATTTACGTTTACTGTTATGTTATCTGCCATACGGAAACCAGCAGGATCAAAGGTAGAGCCCGCGCCTATACCCGGTGTATCAAATATGCCCATAGCTCTTAATCTTGCTTGCTCATCACCTAGCGCATTAAGCGCGTTAGTACTCATAGCATCTGTAAGCGTATCTATCTGCTCTTTTAATAAAAAGTTAATACCTGTACCCGTGCTAGTAGCAGCTCGTAAGTTAGTTAGTGTTGCTATCTGTCCAGCAATACCGCCAGCAAGACCACCGCCAGTAACACCGCCACCGCCACCGCCACCGCCGCCGCCACCGCCGCCGCCACCGCCGCCACCGCCGCCACCGCCGCCGCCGCCGCCTAATCCAAAATTAAACTGTAGGCCAGCCATTTTTAATAATAGCGCTAAGGCTTCATCAAGGTTTTGTATATCTATAAGCGCTTTAGGCTTAAACTTTTCTAAAATATCGTTTATATCTTGTAGTTTAAACTCTTGGCCTTGCAGAGCGCCTAGTATTGCTAGATCTATATTAAGTTTTTTAGCAAGGCGCGTAGCAGCCTCTACATCTTTAGCCGCTATGGCGTCCTCTAGTTGCGACATAGTTTGCTTTATAGATAGGCGGGTTAGGTCATTAGCTAGCTGTAGTTTTTGCTGGTCTGTAGCATTTACGCCTAGCTTGTTTATTTCTTCTTGCTTAGCTAGTAACGCCGCCTGTACCTGTATTTTATCTAAATCAAATACATTTTCACCCTTGCCTAGAGCTAAAGCAGCTTTATCTAGTTTGGCTTGCATTTCTTTTTCTTTACGTTTTAGTATTTCTGCGTTAGCTTGCTTTTTGGCAAGGTCTGCTAGCGCCTTTGCGCGTTTAGCTGCCGCTGCATCTAGTTTAGCTATTATTTCTTTTTGCTTTTTTGTAAACTCTGTTTCTTTGCTAGTTACTGTTTCTGGCCTATCATACATAGCGCCTAGACCTACTGCCCTAAATCCAAACTCCGGGATACGCGCTAAAAATCCTAAAACAGCGCCACTTGTTTTTAATAAATTAGCAAAACCTGTAGCTAAATCATTTATTACTAATTGTGCATCACTAACCTCACCGCTACCCGCAAAATTGCCTAAACCCTCTACTAAACCTTCACCTATTGTTATCTTAGCGCTTTCACCTGCTAGAGCTAATAACTCTAGTTTATATGCTGTTGTAGTAAAATAATCATCTGCCGCGCCTTTATTTAAGGTTAAAAGTATTTCCAAGTTTTCTGAAAATGATTTAGCTGCTAACTCTGCCCCTGTAAAACCTGTTTTATATTTTTCTAAACCTTTAGTGCTGCCTAAATAAGCCTTAGTTAAGTCCTCTGTAACTGTGCTTAAAGCTATGCCAGAGCCTCGGCTAATAATTATAGATTTATTTAATATGTCTTGCGCTTTAGTTAAAGAGCCTGTAGTAGTTAATAAATCTTGAAATGCTGGCCTAAGCTCTGTTCTAGATATGCCCGCTGTTTTTTCTAGATTTTCTATAAAGTTATTTATAGACGGGTTAGCAAAACTTAGACCTAAATTATCTACAGCTTTAGTTAATTGTATGGCTGCCTTTTCATCTTCTGCAAAGGCTTTTACAAAGATTTTACTAAACTTTAATGCAGCGCCGGCGGCAAGGCTTATGCCTAAAGTTTTACCTAGACTTTTTACCTTTTTTTCTAACTTGTTTACCGCTTTTTCAGACTCTAAAAAGCCTTTACCCGTTGCTTGGCTAACTATATTTATTAGTAATTCTGTAGCCATTATGCAGCCATTTTTTCTTCAAACTTTTGTTTAGCATTTTCTATAGCTTTTATCAAAGCTGTTAAGGCTACGCCGTTATCTTCTGCGTAGGCTCTATACATAGCGCGGCCTATCTGTTTACGGCTAGGTCTGCCTTGCATACCTTTAGGCCTTGCATTTACTAAAGGCCCTGCGCTGTTTAAGTTTTCCATAAATTGCTGGCCGGCATTAGGATTTAAGCTAGTTGAGTATTGTTTACCGGTATGCGTAGTCTGGTCATAAACGCCATTACGATAACGATCTACTATTGGGCCTTGCCTCTTACCATTAGGGTTTAACCGCCCGGCAGTTTCATAAATTGCACCGCCCGCGTTAGCCTGTTGTATTCTAGCTAAAGATACAAAGCCGGATTTATTAGGCTTAGACGGTGTAACCCTATAACCTAAACCGCGCTTAGCATCACTACTACTAAAGGTTGGAAAAGCCCTATAGTTAATAGTATCTATACTAGCTGTACCTTTAACCCAACCGCTTAGCAATTTTGAGTCTGCCGGTATAAAACCCCTAGCTCTAGCTACTACAGGGCGTAGCGCATTAGCCATTTCATCTTGAGTTTCTTTAGCTAAATCTGGCATATACTTTTTTAAGGCAAGTCTAAGCTCAAGCGCGTTTTCTACCTCTGTTGGCATCTTGCACCGCCTTAGCTCTGTCTGTTAAAACTTTTAATATATTCTTAAACATTACATCATCTAGATCTAGCAAGTATTGGGGCGGTATCCCGGTTTCTACTGCAATTTGTGCAATAAGATAACCAAAACTACCGCGCCCAACTATTCCAGGGGGTCATCATCTAGTACCTCAACTTTAGCTAAGGTTTCTAGAAAATCTGCCCCAAACGGTTTTACTACTTCCCCGCTAGTGCGTAAACACTCCCAAGCAAGCCAGTAAACGTCACTCTGTTTTTCATCATCTCTAAAGGCTTTGTGAAAACCTTTTTTTGCCATAAGTTCAAAGGCATACTCAATACGGGGCGTAATCTTATGCTCGGTTACGCTGCCGTCTGCCCTTGTTATTTTAAGTTTTGCCATTTTGTGCCCCTTTGTTTAGTTTACGGTGCTGTTGTGATAACGATAGGTGAGTTACAGGTAAATGTAATGCTCTGTGTTCCAATATCGCCTACAGCGCCGTTTATGTCGGTTGTGTTATTTACTAATACGGTAGTGGTATAAAGCGGGTTAGTACTGCTAGTAGCCGCGCTTGTCTGTCTTAAAATTAGAGTTACTGTAGTACCCCACGCAGCTTGCAACGCAGCGCGTACCGCGCCTGCACCGCTAGCAGCATTATCATTAAGAAAATCAAGCGTAATAGTGCTGGCCTCTAAACCTTTAACAAACTTGTGCGCGGTATCGCCCATAGCCGTAACTTCAAGTTCGTCAAAACTGCGGTTAATAGTGGCGCTAGTAACGTGGTCTGATAGCACCACGCCGTTCAGCGTAACTTCTACGCCGTTAGAAAGAAAAATTGCCATTGGTTATGCCTCGTTTTCTGTTGTCGGTGTTTCTGTTGCTTTTTGCTTTGTATCTTTAACCTCTTTAGGCAATTCTTGGCCTATTTTGATTAAAAACGCTTTTTCTTCATCTGTTAGTGCCATTTTAGCTCCAGCTCGTTAGTACGGATATTTGTAAATCACTTGTTAGTAAGTCGCCGCTAGGTAACGTTAAAACGCTAGGTGCAGTTACAGCGGTAACATTAAAAACGATAGAGCTAGCGGCTAATTTATTAAACACCGCTACTATCGTATCTTCTATGCCTTGTAGGTTGCCTTCATTAGAAAACATAGGCACGGTCATAATAATCTTAAAATTAGCTAGCGGCGCTATCGTTGCCTGTGCATTATTGCTAGGCGTAAGGTATGGATCTGCCGGGGCTACTACTACGCTGTTAGCTACTATTGTGCTAGGTGGAAAACTAAAGGTAGACCAAACAGAGTTATTAGCTAAGGCAGCGGCTATAGTGCTGCGTAGTGTAGTTATCGCGGCTGGCATTATCCGACCATAGCGCTAGGCGATAAATAGGGCGCTAGCAAACCGCGTACAGATGCCATTAAAGTATTACTCATCTTAAACGGGCTAGGGCTGTAACCGTCTACGCTCACGCCGCCGTTTTGTGTGCTAAAACGGCTAGTCCATATATTCTCAGCTAGCATAAGTGCAGCTGCATTTATAGCAGGCGTATTAGCGTAAGCCTGTGTTTTTGTATCGTCACCGGTCATAGTGCCGCTAGGTACTACGCGCCTAAAGTTTTGATCCGCTGCTACTTTTGCATACTGTATAAAGCTGTAACCCTGTGGGTATTGGTAATAGTTAAGTTGAAAATTAAAAGCTGGCAGTAAATTAGTAGTACCCGCGCTAAACGGTACTGTGCCAGTAATGGTATAGCTGCCGTTAAAAGTAGCGCCAGCCCCGGCTACTGTGACGGTTTGGCCAGTAGTAAATAGGCCGGGGTTGGCTATCATCACGGTAGCTACGTTATTTACTAACGCAGTTCCCACCACCGGAGCAGAGTCAAACCATAGAAAACCGTTTATTAAATCTTGGGCCGCTTGGCAGGTGTCCTCTATCCAAGTGTAGCTATCGTACAAAGTGCCTACGCCAAGTGATGCCTTAAGTGTTGCAGCTGTAACGTATGTGGCTGGCATATTTGTACCTTTCTTTGTAGGTCTGGTAGAGCCAAAGGGCTAAGGCCCTACCAGACTATTAGTTATTTATTATGTTAAGTTAAAACGGCGGATACCGGCAGGCATTTTAACTAGCGTGGCCATAAAGCCATAGATAGCTATTTGTACCTGTAGATTTGATACCACGTTTACGCTCATATAAGCCTGTGGGCTTTCATAAACGGTTACTGCCTCTGGCACGATAATAAACGCTGACTCATCAATAACGCCAGATACCATATTTTTATCTACGAATAGGTCTAGACCTAATACGTTACCTCTAATTGAGGTTGGTCTAACGTCACCGCCTGCGTTCATTGGCTGAATAGCGTTATAAATTGGGCGGCCTGTGTTATCAGTTGCACCCATTAGTAAGCTCCATTGAGAAGCATTAGCTAGATAATTTTGTGCAAAGTAGCCAGTACCTTTATATGCGGCTGCGGTTTGCTCGGCTGTGTAGGCAATAATACCGGCACTTGTTGCAGCTTGTGGGTTTGCTTGCTGTCCACCAGCTGTTAGAGCTGCTACTACTGCTGTATCTGTTGCAGTTAAGTAAGCGTTTTGTAATTGCGCTGTTAATTCTGCAAAGAAATTAGGATCAGAGCGCTCTAGTAGCTCTACGCTAATAGTGTTCATACCGCTGTACTTAGCCACGTTTGCAGTTAAATACTCAGTTACCATACCTGTATTTTGTACCGCTCCGGCCTCAGCTTCCACGGTTACTACAGGTGCTACACCTGTACCGCCGCCGTCTGACGTTACCAATGAAGGTACATTTATGGTCATACCGCTAGCCGGCAAAACGCCACGGCTGCAAGCTTCAACCGCGCTTCTTACAAAACGGGTGTTAGTTACAAACTCGGATAAATACTGCTCTGGCTTAAACGCAGGGTTTGTAGTGAAACTATCATCTGCCGCTGTTACATAAAGCTTGCTCTGGTCATTACCTAGAGCCGCCTTAATTTTATGCTCTGTGTATGTTGCCATATTTACAATAGGTGTGCGTACTCTCTGTGAGTTTAATGCACTTGGCTTAATAATTCTGCGCGCGGCTTCTACAGGTGTAGTTTCACCCTCGGCATCATCTTTTTCATAGCTAACGCTTTTTAGCGTTACTGTTGCACCGTCTGGCAAAAATGTCGCCTCTGATGCTACTTCGTCCGGGGTTTTGTCCACGGTTTCACCTTTCGTTTCTGTTGGTTGGTTTTCATCTACTGCGTTTTCTTGTGCAGCAATTTTTAACACGGCAGCGCTTGGAAATGCAGCGCTCTCTACTAGAGATACCTCTTTTAAGGTAGCAGCCGTAACTAGCAGATAATCTTTTTCTTGGCGTGAGTCCTCTACCTCTACACCTACGCTAAGCCCGTCCATTAGTTGCTCCTGTGCAAGTAAAATTGCGTCACTACCGCGGGTGCTAGCGCTAACCTTAAAGCTGGCATATAACCCGGTCTTATTGCTGGTAACGCTCTGCATACGGCCTACCGGCTTGGAATTATCGTGCGACATTAAAAGCTTTACCTTGCTTGGCTCTGGCACGGTTATAGAGTTTTCTGCAAAGACTACGCGGCCCGCGCTCGTGTTGCCTACCTCGCCATAAGGCGCAATTTTGCCGCTAATTGTGCGCCTATCGCCGTTATCTACTGCCTCTATGTTGCCGCTAAATGTTAATAGCATTTGTAGGCCTCTCTGTTAGTCCGGTTGGGCTTAGTTCTTCCATACTTTGCGCCTGCTCTAGATCTATAAGACCTAGCGTTAGCATTTTCTCTATAGCTTCCAAACGTGCCAAAGTATCGGCGCGCAAAAACGTTTCATCTAGTGCAAAGCGCACCTGATTACCGCGGCGCGTAATATCGTCCATACT